AGCATCACAAAACGTAACTGCAATTACTGTATCAGCTGGTGGTTCTGGTTATAATAACTCAGACGTTATTGTTCTTTCAAACGGTGCTTCAAACACAGGTAACTGCACACTTGTAACAAACTCAACTGGTGGTATCACAGCAGTAACAGTTGTTGGTGGTGGCCAGTTCCCAAATACATCAGTAATTGTTGTACAGGTTGCTAACTCAACAGCTGGTGCCAACTCAACAAATGGTAATACATCAGCTGGTTCAAGTGCAACATTCTCAATTACACTTGGCTCAACAGCTGCTGCTAACTCACTAGCAAACACAGAACTAAACACACAGGTAGACCTTCTAACAGTAGGTGATCGCCTGAAGATTGGTTCTCAGTTCATAAAGATTACAGCAATTGGTGCTACATCAGGTGTTTCAAATGGTGTTGTTAGATCAACATTGAGCTTAGCAGATCTATATACAGGCTCAACTGCAGTATCTAAGTCAACAAATGCAACATCAACAGAAGCAGTAACACGTTTCTGGGAATTCTTTGATGTAACTGATTCAGCTCCAGGAACATCAGCATTTGTTGCAGAGCGTGGGGGTTCATCGGATGAACTACACGTTGTAGTAGCAGATGAAGATGGTTTAGTTACTGGTGTTAAGAATACAGTAATAGAAAAATTTGAAAGAGTATCAAGAGCAACAGACGCCAAGAAAGAAGGCGCCACAATCTATTATAAGGACGTTATTAATAACAGTTCAGAATGGCTTTGGTGGTTTAAGGACAATGGCTCAGCTACTTCAAACACAGCCGTCAATATGTCCTCATCAGACGTCAACGCTAAGCCAACAACAAAATCATTTGCCGGTGGTGCTGATGGCGGTGGTGAAGCAAACATTGCCTTCTCATATCTAGCAACTGCATACGATGAGTTTTCTTCAGCAGAAGAAGTAGATATTTCTCTAATTCTAACAGGTAAGGCAAGAGGCGGCACATATGGTGAACAACTAGCCAACTACCTAATTGACAATGTTGCAGAAGTTCGAAAGGACTGCGTAGTGTTTGTATCTCCAGAGAGAGGCGACACTGTAGGTGTAACAACAGGTCAAGCAGACAATATTGTAGAGTTTAGAAATGCTCTAAGATCTTCATCTTACGGTGTTCTTGATTCTGGCTACAAGTATACATATGATCGTTACAACGATGTATACCGCTTTGTACCACTTAATGGTGATACAGCTGGTCTGTGTGTAAGAACAGACAATATTCGCGACCCATGGTTCTCACCAGCTGGCTTCAATAGAGGTCAAATTAAGAATATTGTTAAGTTGGCATACAATCCAGACAAGCCAGACAGAGATACATTGTACAAGGCAGGCGTCAACCCAGTAACAACATTCCCTGGTCAAGGCACTGTATTGTTTGGTGATAAAACTTTACTAGCTAAGCCATCAGCATTTGACAGAATTTTTGTTCGCAGGTTGTTCATTGTTCTAGAGAAAGCAATTGCTACAGCTGCTAAGTTTACGCTATTCGAGTTCAATGATGATTTCACAAGAGCTCAGTTCCGTAACTTGGTAGAGCCATTTCTACGTGAAGTTCAAGGCCGACGTGGTATCTATGACTTTAAGGTAGTCTGCGATACAACAAATAATACGCCTGAAGTAATTGATAGCAATCAGTTTATTGGGGATATCTTTATCAAACCTGCTCGCTCAATTAACTTCATCCAGCTAAACTTCGTAGCAGTACGCACTGGTGTCGAGTTCAGCGAAGTTGTTGGTCAGTTCTAATTGATAAGGAGAGACGTAAATGGCATTCAATATTAACGAAATTAAGAGTCAGCTAGCACTTGGTGGTGCTCGCCCATCACTCTTCCAAGTTAGACTAAGCAATCCAGCGACAACAGAAGCAGACTCAGTTGCACCTTTTATGATAAAAGCAACTCAGATTCCAGCTTCTACAATCTCGCCAATTGAAGTCTTCTACTTTGGTAGACCAATTAAATTGGCTGGCCAAAGAATCTTTGATAACTGGCAGGTAACAGTTATCAATGATGAAGACTTTAAGGTCAGAAAGGCGCTTGAAACTTGGTCATATAACATCAACTCATATTCTGGTAACCTAAGAGAGTTCCCAACATCAGCTCCATCTGAGTATAAGGCTCGTGCAGAAGTTATCCAGTATAGTAAGGTTGGTGAAGAACTACGCACATATGTTTTCGAAGGTATTTTTCCACTAGCAATTGGTCCAATTGAGCTATCATGGGAAAATGGTAATGCTATCGAAGAATTTCAGTGTGAGTTTGCTCTAGATTACTGGACAGTCCCAGAAGACGGTCAAGAGTAATAGGGGATAGAGAGGGCCGCTAAATATAAGCGGCCCTCCTACTCTTATCTAGAGGTTATATAATATGGAATTATTTGGGTTTACAATTAAACGAAAGGAAGAGGAGCTACCACAAGTTGTAGCCGTTACTCAGCCTTCCTTTGTTCCTCCAGTAAATGACGACGGTGCCGTTATCGTATCAGGTGGCGGTGTTGTTGGTACCTATGTTGATCTAGAAGGTACTGCAAGAACCGAAGCTGAGCTCATTACAAGATATCGTCAACTTTCTCTCCAAGCTGAAATTGAAACTGCTGTAGAAGAAATTGTAGGCGAAATGATCTCCTATGATTCAAACCAAGAACAAGTCAATATTAATCTTGATGATCTTGAATTTTCAAAGTCTCTCAAAGATAAAATTTCAAGTGAATTTGATGAGGTAAAAAAATTACTTGATTTTTCATCATCTGGTTTTGATATTATCAGAAGATGGTATGTTGATGGTAGACTATACTACCATGTAATTATCGATACCACAAATCCACAAGATGGTATTAAAGAGCTTCGCTATATTGACCCTAGAAAAATTAGAAAAATTAGAGAGATTAAAAAGGAAAGGGGTAGAAATATCACTGTACAGAATGAATATTACATGTACAATGATAAAGGATTCCAAGCTAAAGAAGTAACATCTTCTACAAATGGTTTGAGAATTGCCAAGGATTCAATTGTTCTAGTATCATCAGGCTTACTAGACGAAAACAATTCATACGTACTTTCATATCTTCATAAGGCTATCAAGCCAATGAACCAGCTACGTATGCTAGAGGATGCCTCTGTTATCTATAGATTAACAAGAGCACCAGAAAGAAGAGTATTCTATATTGATGTTGGTAACCTTCCAAAAATGAAGGCAGAACAATATCTTGCTGATATGATGCAGCGTCATAAAAATAGATTAGTTTATGATGCTACAACTGGTGAAGTTAGAGATGATAGAAAGTTTATGACAATGACGGAAGACTTCTGGATTCCTCGTCGTGAAGGTGGCAGGGGTACAGAAATTACAACTTTGCCACCAGGTGCAAACCTAGGGCAGATGGAAGATGTATTATACTTCCAAAAGAGACTATATCAAGCATTACATGTTCCAGTAACTAGACTAAACTCAGAACAAGGATTCAGTCTAGGCAGATCATCAGAAATTACTAGAGAAGAACTGAGATTCTCTAAGTTTATTGACCGTCTAAGAATGAAGTTCTCAGTATTATTCAAAGATGCTCTTGGTAAGCAGTTGGTTTTGAAAGGTATTGTTGCTCAAGAAGAACTTATTGATATTATGAATAAGGTTAAGTTTGACTATGTCCAGGATGGTTACTTTACAGAATTGAAGGAATCTGAGATTGTTACAAACAGAGTGAATACTGTCAAGAATATGGAAGAAATGATTGGTGTCTACTATTCCCGCAACTTTGTCCGTAAGAAAATTCTGCGTTTATCAGATGATGATATTGAACAAATGGAAGAAGAGAATAAAGAAGATCCAATCCTTCAACAGCAAGCTCAGCAGCAAGCACAACAACCTTCTGAGCAGGAAATACAGCAGCAGCAAGCTGAATTACAGCAACGTCAAGCTGATATGAAACAGGTTTAATTGAACGAATTGATAAATAATTAAATATTGGAGTTATTATATGTCAGAAACAGTAAAAGATATGATTGGTGCAGCTATTAACCAAGATGCCGCAACATTTTTGGATAAGTTTGAAACTGCAATCAACACAAAAGTAGCAGCTAGGTTGGATGCATTATATCCAGAAGTTGCTCATTCAGTAATGAATCCACAAGCTGAAGCTCCTGAAGTAGAAGCTTCTACTGTAGAAGCTCCAGCTGAAGTACCGGCAGAAGAATAAGGGGATAACAATGGCCACAATGCGCGAATCATTAACGAAGCTAGCAGAGGTTGCAAAGCCTGTTCCTGGTGATGAGCAGGAATTTGTGGCTAAGCATGTTGTCAAAACATTGGATTTTCAAGGTAAAGATTCTATTTCAACAGAATCACCATATGATCTAATTAAGAAAAATGTTGATTATATTAAAGCTCCCGGTGAAGGTAAAAGAGCAGAAGATGATCATGGCCATGATGCACAAGGTGAGTCGGAAGCTGCCTATAGTATTCCAGAATCAAGGGAAGCAAAAATTGCCAAGTTATCAGAAATGATGGGTAACAATCACAAAGACGAAGATGATGAAGACGATGAAGATGACGATGAAGAAGATGACGAAGATGACGATGAAGATGACGAAGACGAAAATAAAAAAAAAGAAGTAAATGAGGCTAAACAAGTCACTGGCGTTAAGATGCATTATCATAACCCAAAGACTGGTGAAAAGTTTCATGAAATTCATTTTACAGTGGGAGCTGCAGAAAAGATTAGAAAGCAACACGAAAAGTCAGGCTTCAAATTAGTAAAGAAAGAAGCTCAGTTTAGTGAAGATATTGAACAGGTCAATGAGCTTTCCCCAAAAACTCTACAAAGTTATCTTGACAAACGTCCGCATCCAAAAATTAGAGATATTGCTCGTCCTGGTGGTATGACAAGAGACAAAGCTGTAAATATAATACTTAGTCGTGCACGCGCAAAACAAGGAATTAAGGCTACAAACCCAAAACCAATGACTGTGCCAAAACAAGATTCAAATCCATATTACCCAAGAGATCCAAAGGACCCTCATGGAATAAGACCATTGTATTCTTACGATGAAGAAATGAAACCTCTTCTACCAGGTCAAAAAGAAGTTGCTAAGAAAGTTTTAGACAATGAAATGCAGAAGCGTAAAGAAGATCGTGCTGCTAAAAAACAAGCTGGCACCATGAAGGAAGAAGATAGAAGAGAAATTAACGATAAGGCTCGTGAAGAGAGAGTAGCTATTCCAAGACCAACTGGACCAAAAACTATTGAAGGTATGAGGCATAAACTGCAAAATATCACAAAGTCACAAGAAACAAGTTGTTGATAAGGCATGAAAAAGTTTTTAGATTATCTTAATGAAGAAGGTGAACTACAAGGAGGCTTGCATAGCAAGAATCCCACTAAGGTAAGAAAGGCTGCTGGAGAGCTTAGAGCAGAAATGCGTAATAAGATTCCAGCTAGTCATGCAGAGAGATTAATTGGCAAGTATAGTAACCATCCTAAACTTGTTAAAGAGTTACTTAACGCAAAAGAAAAGTATCCAGAGGCTGATGTGAGACCAATATTAAAGACTCACATTAGACAAATGAAGATACCACATATGGGTGTATAAAAATGGTAGACGTAGTAAAATTTAAAGCATCAGAAATAGCCCTAACAACAGCCAACACTGTAAGCTTGGCTAGTGTTGTTAGATTATTAAACACTAACACATCAACTGTTTCAACTATTACCGTTGCTAATTCAGGTGGTACAATTGCTACATTCACATTAGGTATTGTTGGGTCAGATGAAAGCGTTCTATATCTAAAAAAAGAACCATCAGATACTGTAGCTGCATCAGGTGGTACTGTTAAAGCTGCATCAGTTGCATTTTACTAAGAAGAGAAAACAACAATGAAACTAATCTGCGAAGTATTAGAAGAAGTAAAATTAATTACAGAAGAAAAGGAAGATGGCAAGAAGGACTTCTATATTGAAGGTACCTTTATGCAGGCTGATCTAAAGAATAAAAACGGTCGTATCTATCCTATGCCTGTAATGGAAAAGGAAGTTAACCGCTACGTTAAAGAATACGTAGATACAAAAAGAGCTTTTGGTGAGCTAGGTCACCCAGAAGGTCCAACTATTAATCTTGATCGTGTTTCTCATATGATTACAGAATTGAAAAGAGATGGATCAAATATAGTTGGCCGAGCCAAGATTTTAGAAACGCCAATGGGCAACATTGCCAAGAATATTATTCAGGGTGGTGGTGCTCTAGGTGTTTCTTCTCGTGGTATGGGTTCATTAAAAGATAAAAATGGTATTATGGAAGTCCAAGATGACTTCACCCTTGCCACAGCTGCTGATATTGTAGCTGATCCATCAGCCCCAGGTGCATTTGTTAACGGTATTATGGAAGGTGTTGAGTGGATATGGGATAATGGTTTGCTAAAAGCACAGCAAATTGAACTGTATAAAGAAGAGATTGAGAAGGCAGCAGCCAAGCCAAATAAGCGTGCTTTGGAAGAAGCAATGCTTAAAACCTGGACTAATTTCCTGTCAAAACTCTAATTTTATAAATAATATTAACCAATTTACGTAAAATTTTTGGGAGAAATTACAATGTCAGAAGTACTTCAAGAAGAAGATTTCAAGGTACCAGGTGTTAATGCATCTGTCGCCGGTCCTGTAACACCAGAAGGTGGTGATGATAGTTCTAAGGCTTCCAAAAAGGGTAAGCCAGAAATGCCAATGGAAAAGCTAAAGGCCGTTCAAGAGGATTTAGCTGCTCTATTTGATGGTTCAGAGCTATCAGAAGATTTCAGAGAAAAAGCAACAGTCATTTTCGAAGCTGCTATTAATGAGAAAGTTTCTGGCGTTGTAGCATCTCTAGAAGAGCAATATGAAGCAGCCCTAGCTGAAGAGGTTGCTGCTATTGAAGAAGCTCTAGTAGAGAAAATTGACAGCTACCTAGACTACGTAGTAGAGCAATGGGTAGAAGAGAACAAGCTAGCAATTGAAAGCGGTATTAAGGCCGAAGTAGTTGAGAGCTTTATGGAAGGCCTAAAGGGTCTTTTCGCACAACATTATGTTGATGCGCCACAAGAGAAGCTAGACATTCTAGCTCAGGCCCAGTCAGAGGTTGAAGAACTAAAGACAAAGCTATCAGCATCAATTAATGAAAATATTGAACTATCTAAGAAGCTAGATGCTGCAGAAGCAGAAAAGGCATTTGCTGAGGTATCAGAAGGCCTAGCTGCAACTCAAGTTGAAAAGCTTCGTGTATTAGCAGAAGGCATGGAAAGTGCTGATGTTTCTTCATATAAGAAGAAACTAGGCATGATCAAAGAATCATACTTCGCCGCTAAGAAGGTAGAAGCTAATGCTCAGCAACAGCTAAATGAGGAAGTCGCTCCTGCTCCAGCAGAGAAGGTAGTTGATCCAGTCATGAATAAGTACGCTGCAGCGATTTCTCGTTCGGTCCAAAAGTAACGTTTTATAAATATTAGATAAATCAAAGGAGATAAAAAGATGTTTTCTAACGAACAACTTTTAAAGAAGTGGCAGCCAGTTCTTGAGCACGCAGACCTTCCAGCAATTAAGGATACTCTACGTAAGTCAGTAACAGCTCAGCTACTAGAAAATACAGAGCGTTCAATGAAGGAAGCTGGCGGTGTGCCACGTGCTCTTCTTGAAGCTTATTCAGTAACTAACGACACTGGCACAGCTGGTTTCGGTGATGGTGTTGCAAACTACG